CATCTCTCAGGGCCAGATACCACCGTGACGCATTGGCTGACGTAAAGCTTGGGATGGTGCTGATTGATCATGGTCAAATAGCCGCCAAGCTGCTCGGTTGCTGCCTTCCGGCTTGAGACGGCGTTTTTTCTTGAAACGGTTTTTAAGTCTCCCAAAATCAAAAAGGTTGGGTCGTCCGCATAGCTGATCAGAAAATCAAGCGTTCCGCCAATTGAATGCGAGCTGTTGCGGAGGCATAAGGAATACTCGCTAGCCATTAGATTGACGCCCTTAAATAAATCGTCTTCAAGCAGCGTCTCGACCCACGGTGACCATTTGTCGTCATAGATCTGCGGTTCCTTTTTCAGATGCTTATCAAGGCAATCGTGAATGGTCTTACCTCTGACAGCCCAACCATCAGGCCCGTGCTTGTACTTCTCAAAGCCAGCACGTTGCTGAGGCGTGATGTCTACGCCAGTAACGGCAGAAACAGAATGAGCCAGCCATTCACCCTTGTAGGAGTAAAGATGGCGCTTGCTGTCAAAGGACAGTTCAGGGATTGGATCTAGCATGGTGACTTGCGTGCTCGGCCAATATGCACCATATTCAGACCTGAATCAACCCCACAACATGCCAGAAACAGATTTGTTCCAAGATGTTCGCGTTCAGATTGACCCAAGGGTCATTGCCGAGGTTGACAGAAAAAAGCCTATTGGCGTTTCTCGCACTGGCTGGGTCAACCTCCTTCTCCAGCGTGCCATTGCTCTAGAGCCTGAGCCTTTAGCCCGTGACTGATCTAAACCAAGAGCAACGGGCTTATAAGTTGCTTCAATGGGTGCCCTACAGCCTGCCTGGTTTCTTTGACGATGACTTAGCAGTTGTCGGTCTATACACAGATATACAAGCTCAACGATCAGACGCTGCCCTCAAGGCTTGGGATGATGATCATCCTTTCGTCAGCAGTTCTGAGCTGATGGCTTTCAAAGAGTTAGAGCGCCTAGGCGTCTATTCAGATTCAGATTTCTATTCCCCTTCAAAAGCAAAAGATGGAGCCTATTCCGAACAGCTCAAGCGCCGCGCCGCTCCAAGAGTCATTAACAGCTCTAGCCCTCCACGCCGAGAAAGTGATTCAGGCGGAGAGGGAACGGGACTGGATGCCTCTCATGCGAAACAAGTCTTTCGAGCTAGGCGTCCACGACGACGCACGCGATCCTGAGCTGCAAGCCTATTTAGACGCAGCAGAACGAAGGCTTCACAAGGGCAAGGTTTACCGCGCAGGCGAACAGTTACAGGCCACCGAAGCGGTCTTCCTGCTTGACGGCATGATCCGGCTGGGGCAGTCAAATCTCCTAGTGGGCCAGCCAAAAGTGGGTAAGAGCAGCTTCTCAACCGCGCTAATTGCTGCGCTAAGAGACCGGAGACAGCAGTTCCTTGGTCGTGATCTCTTGATTCCCGGCGATCAAATGCCGGTTCTCGTTTTTGGCACTGACCAGAGCGAAGGCGATTGGTTGCACTTGCTGCGCCGCGAAGAGCTTGTGGCAGAGGACCAAACGCTTAAGAAAGATTCGGTTGATTTCTTCTGCTCAATGGAGACGGGCGAACAGTACAACTTCACAAAGGACGGTTTGCGACACATGAAAGAAGAAATCGAGAAACATCAATTTCCGTTGGTGATTATTGATTCGCTCAGTTCAATGATGGAACCGACCGGCATTGAGGAGAACACAAGCCGTTACGCCCAACCGATCAGATCTGCAATTAGTCAGTTGCGAAAGACTGGGGCCACGCTTGTCGTCATCCATCACTCAGTCAAGAGGCCAACGACTTGGGATTGGATCACCGAATGCAGAGGCAGCAGCTCGATCAGTTCTGTCTTCTCCTGGGGCGTTCTTATGCGCTGGGTGGCGCAAGAGGAAGAAGGTCTAGCTCGTACAGATAAGCGCGTTGGATTTGCGGGCAAGGGCCGAGGCGCTAACGAATCAGGCGGAGTCATGGGCCAATACATGCCCCAGGGCGGTTGGGTGTTCCTTGATGGCCTTGAAGCTGCTCAACAGGTTGAGCGCGTTCGCCGCAAGATTATGGAGCTGGGCGGAGTAAGAGCCACGGTCTTCGACTACCTAAGCCAAAGGACTGAACTGAAGGCCGACGTTAGTGCTGATGAGCTAGCCACAGAGTTGAACAAAAGCCGCAGCAACGTGAGCAGAGAGCTGGCCAACCTCAAGGCAAACGGGCTGGCTGTGGTTGTTCGCTGGGAGGAAACCGGATCACGTCCAAGGGCCTTTTGGAAGGTTTCACCCTCCTGTTCTCAGGCAATGGCCCTGAGAGACGATAATCATGAGATTTTTGATTCTAATGATAAAAGCTCTAAAAGAATCAATATAATCAATGTTTTCAACTCTCAGGACAGTACAGCCGAACTACTGGCTGAAGCAAAAGAATCATCGCCTCCTGCCATCAATCCGAAAACTCCTGTTGAGCTGTTTCGGAACGAATCTTGGGCGAACGGCTACGTTGTCCGAGACGGAACGAACCCTGACAAGATCACCGTTGAGAAGTTGGGCAGCCCTGCTGTCACGATCAGCAACCTTCGTTTAGGTCTTGACGTTCGTCCTTGCCAAGCCGCCCCAGAGGTGGCTGAATCCCTTGGTCCTTTCGATTTCTAATGTTGAGCCACGAATTAAGCCGCGTCACTGTTCGCCTGACGGACGATGAACTTTCAGCCCTTGAGGCCCAAGCCCATAAGCGTCGGATGCCGCGTTCAACTCTGATCAAAGAAGCTATTGCTTCTGCTGTTAGCCCTCCAACCAAAAAGTCAGTCAAGCCCTCTGTTCATTTGGACGCAGGCAAAAACACGATTGATCAGGCCGTCATTGCTGTAACGAGGCTGTTCCCAGACTTGAATCGCCACCGAGTTGAACCAATCGTCTGTACGGTCATCTGCGCTATGGCCGCCAACAAAAAGAAAAACCAATGAGATCCACACGCACGCTTGACGACGGCACCATTGAAATTACCGTTCAAGAGGATGGTCTTGTTGAACTTGGCTGGGTGTCGAGCGAGCATCTTGTTCACACCAAGGTCAACCAATTGAAGGCCGTCATTGCTCGCAAAAGCGCGGCCGCCTTCTTTGAACGCTCTAAAGACATCAGCGATGGCTAATTACGGCTGCGGCAAAGGCATGAACGAAGAAAACCTTCTCGCTATGCGCCGTCGTGTTTTAGAGCTAGACGCCAACCCACACATCAAACCCACAACCCTTGAGAAAGCTTTTCTTGAGGCGTATCAGGAACGCAAAAAAGAAGCCTATGGCCGTTCGCAATCTCTACCCGCATCCCCCCTGTCCAGGGTGCGGCCAAGATGACAACAAAGTCAAAAACACTTTCTATGCCCCTAACGGCACAATTGTTAGATACCGGGAGTGCAAGCTCTGCGGTAAGAGGTTTTACAGCGTCCAAGCTGTAGAGAAAGTTTTGGACACAACCCAATACAAGGTGTTACTGGGCAACTGGCGGGCGGTCTCCAGGCAGATCACAATCGTCAAAGCCGGGACCAATCAACCTGTTGATCTCTGATCATGCTCAAGCCCAAGACATTCCACATCCCTGGCGCTCTGCTCATTGAGCAGCACACCGTCAAGGATGGCCCCAGCCCGTACTTTGTTGCATGGAAGCCGCACACCTCGCAGCTGTTCTATGACCGCAGAGAGATGATGCGTTGGATTAAGTGGCCCAAGGGCACGCCAACTCGTGAACTTATTGATGAGTTTCTAGATGCTTGCCAAAGACAAGCCAATGGTCTACCATTAAAACAAGCCCAGGAGGGCACCCCTTAAAGCAATGGACTTTCACGAAAGCTCACTGCGCGCTTACGAAGCTCGCCAACGCTTAGAAGACGCCGAGGACGCAAAATTGCCAGGCTCTATACCCAATGCCAAAATCTCGACCGAACCCGATGGATCGCTCAGAATCCGCATAGGGAGCATTGAAGGCTTTTGCCCATCACACCTGTTTGTCATCTCTAAAATCCATCAGCTCCAACGCGCTTGGCTCCTCGCTCAAGGCGAAACACTCCTGTAACCATTGCTAACCTCATGGCATGGCAAGGATCACGCTAGACATCAAAAGCGAATTGCCTAAGGCAATCAAATGGACGAACGAGCACACCAAGCAGCTGCCCTTCTCCATCTCTCAAGCAATGAATGCCAGCGTTAAAGGGTTAGCTGCTATCCCTGGCTCTAAGAAAAAGAGTGCTATTAACGGTTTAGCCCAATCATCAAAGCAGTTCTTTGATCGGCCTAAACCTGCTACATCATCAGGCTTCTTTGCCACCACAGCAAACAAGCGCACCCTCTCTCTGGTTATTAAGCCAAAGGACAAACCATGGGATCGCAACCGCTACTTGTCAGGCAACATCTTTGGTGGTGCTCGCCCACCTAAGCCATTTGAGATTGCATTTGCTGCACAGTCCAAAGGACAAATTCCAACAGGCACACGCTTTGTGCCAACAGGTGCAATCAAGCAAGACCGCTATGGCAACGTAAGCAAGTCCAACTTGCGCAAGATCCTTAGCAACGTTGATAAGCAAGGGAAGAA